GTCGTCTATCTTCTGTTAATGCTCCTCAAGAATGAGCTGGAAGACGCTTTGACTCCGGACGATGAAGCTGGAACTCAAAATGTTTCTGATGGAGAAAGTTCAAGTGAGTGTTAATTATAGAGAGGAAAAAATACTATGCCATCTGCCTTAGCCCCCCGCCTACCTTTACGCCTTGATGATACCTACGGACCATATGGAATGATTACCAGTTATGTAGAACTGGTGAAGCAAAACTTTAAGATGCTTCTGCTTACCGTTCCGGGCGAGAGAATAATGAACCCAGATTTTGGAGTGGGACTTAAAAGGTATCTGTTTGAGATGCCCGGATCAGATCTTCACACGGAGATAAACAATCGTATTTTAACTCAGACAAAAACATATATGGATTTTATTCAGCTTAACAAGATTGATTTTACGGCACCCGAAAACAATCCTGATCTGTTCCCGCACCAGCTAAATATACAAATACATTTTACAATTATTCCTTTAGGGACTTCTACATCGATTCAAATTGATTTTGATAACTAATTAATAACGGACCTTTACGCAATGGCAAAGAAACTACCAGCAATAGATTACACCAGTCGCGATTTCTCTTCGATCAGGAATGATCTTTTAAATTACGCGAAACAGTATTACCCCGATACATACAAGGACTTCTCCGAGGCCTCCTTCGGGTCTTTGATGCTGGACACCGTTTCCTATGTTGGAGATATCCTCTCCTTCTATACGGACTATCAAGCAAACGAGAGCTTCCTTGATTCAGCGATCGAATATAGCAATGTCGTTCGACATGCCCGCCAGTTTGGCTTCCGCTTGCCTGCCAGTCCCGCCTCTTTTGGCACTCTTACCTTCTATATAAGTGTTCCGGCTGCTGGTTCAGGTGGGGGACCCGATCTTAATTATGCTCCTGTCCTTCGCGCCGGGAGTACTTGTAGTTCTACAGGCGGCGGCAGCTATACTCTTATGGAAGATGTGAATTTTGGCGCTATCTCTAATCAAGTGGTGGTAGGCACTGCAGACGCTAATACGGGCGCCGCAACTACCTATATTATTCGTGCCCTCGGCCGTGCTATTTCCGGACAGACACAAATCCAGGAATCAACAGTATCAGACTTCCAGAGATTTCTACAAATTCCACTGAACAATCCGAATGTGACCGAGATCCTCTCGGTGGTGGACACAGAAGGCCACGAGTATTATCAAGTAGATAATCTTTCGCAGAACATTATTTATAAAGCGGTACGCAATTCAGATGCAAACCGCTCGTCGGTACCAAGTATCCTGAAAGCCGTTCCTGTGGCGCGCCGATTTGTTCTGGAGCAAACAAGTACTCAATCATACCTCCAGTTTGGTTATGGTTCTGACTCTGAGTTGCTGAGTGACCCTGTTATGGACCCCACACATTTGATGCTAGATTTGAATGGTCGCAACTACATCACAGAGTTAGACTTCGATCCCACTCAGCTCATCAGCACTGACAAGTTTGGTATTGCGCCATCAAACACTCGTTTAAGAATTACTTACCGGGTGAACACTACGCGCGATGCTAACGCGGCAGTTAACAGTATTACGCGAGTAACCTCACCTACTTTTAAGTTTGCCAACGAGGGGGCGCTAGTTTCCTCGATTCGTTCCACAACGATGTCTTCAATGGAAGTAACCAATGAGGTCCCATTTGTTGGAAATGTGAGTCTCCCCTCCTCTGAGGAAATCAAAAAACGCACACAAGCATACTTTGCTACACAAAACCGGGCTGTGACGGCTCAGGATTATCAGGCAATAGTATATGGCATGCCTGGAAAATTTGGTGCTATCCATCGCGCAGCCATCGTTAGAGACTTTGACGAGTTCAAGAGAAATCTCAATATGTATGTTATGTCTACAAATACTAGCGGCAAATTAGTTGCTGCGAACTCAACATTAAAGAACAATATTAAAAACTGGATTATGCAGTATAAGATGATCAACGATACGGTTGATATTCTAGATGCTGAAATTGTGAACTTTGGGATAAAGTATCAAGTAACTCTAGAGTCCAACGCAAACCGCTATACTGTGATCAGTCGCGCGAATAGCCAACTATCTGCATACTATTCATCACTTCCTTTCGACATCGGAGAGTCCATTCTAATAACTGATGTGTACAGAGAGCTAATGAAAGTACCCGGAATCCTGGATGTCTATGACGTCCAGATCGTTGAGAAGCAGGGCGGAAACTATTCTGAGAGTAACTATGATTTCCAGAGCAACCTGTCCGCCAACGGAAGTCGAATTATGGCTGCCGAAACTATGGTATTTGAGCTTAAATTTCCCAACGTGGATATTCAAGGGACTGTGAAATAATGGCAATCGCTCGTTACACAGCCAGCGCTGACACTACTATAGTAAGCGCTTTTGAAGCAGGGCTCACCATGAGAGGTACTGGCTCCAATATGGGCTATGCGGATTCGCTGGAGGTGTTCTCTATCTATGGACAATCTTCTGGCTCTGCTGCAGGACAAACGCAAGAGTTGTCACGAATGTTAGTTCAGTTTCCGGTCCGAACCATCGAAACAGAACGAACGGCCGGCAAGATACCAGCGTCGGGAAGCGTTTCTTTTTATCTTAAGATGCAGAATGCCGCGACTCCCTTCACTCTCCCTCAAGATTTTAATCTAATGGTAGTTCCGGTGTCACGATCTTGGACCGAAGGCAGCGGACTAGACATGGATGAATACCAAGATATTGGATCTGCGAATTGGATTAACGCTTCAAGTGGTACGCCCTGGACTACTATTGGTGGCGACTATCTGACTGCTTCCAATTATAATGTGGCTTTTCCGCTTGGATATGAAAACCTCGAACTCGACGTTAGCCATGTTGTAGAAGAGTGGGTTAAATACCTTGATACGCCGGCAGGAATCGGCGTTATAAAAAACTGTGGATTTGGAATCCACTTAACGGCTAGCCAGGAAGGCTATTTTTCTAGTTCTGCAGCGCCACCTGTAAATACTGCCGTGTCTATTCACAATCCCCAAGGTGCTACCCAGTCTTATTACACCAAGAAGTTCTTTTCTCGATCAAGTGAATACTTTTATAAGCGCCCCGTTCTAGAAGCGCGCTGGGATTCTCGAATAGAGGATAACAGAGAAAATTTTTATTACTCTAGCTCCCTCGCCCCGGCTGTCGACAACTTAAACACTCTCTACTTTTATAATTATATTCGCGGCCGCCTTGTCAACATTCCTTCAATTGGCGCGAACCCTATTTATGTTTCATTTTATTCAAGTTCCGCGGCTGCTCCGACCGGTTCGCGGCTTGAGCTTCCGCCCGGCGGCGGAGTTGTTGCCAACGCAGACCTTAACGTCACAGGGGCATATGTCAGCCCGGGCATTTATAAATGTGTCATGCCGGTCACTGCTGCTGCAACGCCACTACTGGCAATACATGATGTGTGGCACGACGATGCAGGCACCCAGTTCTTTACGGGCTCTATTTATCCAGCGCTTATGCCCACTTATGATGCTGCCCCTACTTTTGATAGGGTTACTTCTTGCACTAACCTTAGAAAGTCCTACTCAAGAACAGACACTTCACGATTTAGGTTTTTCGTACGCAGCAAGAACTGGAATCCCACCATTTATGTAAAAGCCACAGCCAATAATCCCACTGAAATTATTACAAGCGCTTCTTACGCTATTAACCGAGTGACCGATAACTACCCGGCGATTACATATGGTACTGGATCTGAGAATAGCACCTATCTTTCGTATGACAAAGATGGAAATTATTTTGATCTCGACATGTCGTTGCTTGAAGGTGGCTACATGTACGATCTTAAATTATCTTATTATAATGATAGCATAGGAGCATGGCAGGAACAGCCCCAAACATTCAAATTTAGAGTTGAAGAATAATTAGGATATGAGTTTTAAGGACTATTTCAATAAAGCCACAACTATTCAAGCCCTAGCCAACAAATCAGCCGAAGAGATAGGCGCTGAAGTAGAGTCAGTTGGCTACCATGAGCAGGACATAGTTCGTGAAGAGCGCTTCATCCCCCAGGTGGATTATACTCTGCCTGGGACTTTTGCACGTTATGGACTGGCCGAAGAGTATTATAGCCAATCTCTGAAGCGGATTTATGATGAATATCCGTACGATGGATCGCTTGAGGAGAGGGTAAAGTGGGAGAATGAGTCCACTTATCTGGATCTGCACATCTTTGACAAAGAATACCCGCGGACAAATGGATATATTTTGTTTTCTCCTTCTGGTTGGGGCTCCTTAGACGGCTCCCTCACCAGTGACGGCTACGGGCTCCCAACCACTGTAGAACATATTGCCCTCAAGGGTGGTCCACATCCCAACCCCGACGGGATGATTCCATATTCAACTCAATTTACGGGCTCTAACTATTACGAAACAGCTAAGAATCGAGAGAACAATCTTCAATATGACCTACAAAATAAGGGTGTTTCGGTCGAGTTTTGGCTTAAAAAAGCAGCTTTCGATACTAGCAAGACATGGAAAGAGGTCATTTATGACTTGTACAACGGAGGCACAGAAGAAACCGATGATTATGGTCGTCTTACTGTTGAACTCTCAGCCTCCGGACCTGCGGAAGAAGGCGCCGATCCCTTTATAGTTACCCTATTTTCCGGTAATGTTGGAATTGCGACAGCCTCCGTCTGCCCGGCTACACTAACAACGGCTTCGGTCGCGGACAACACATGGCATCACTATGCCTTTACCTTCATGTCAGCGTCGACTTCAACGGGAGTTGACGTTAATTTTTATGTCGATGGGAATCTTAGCAAGACAACCGCCCTTACGACCTTGGACTACGGGCCCGACGTCACCACCCATGGACTAGCTGTAGGACTGAATGAGGTTACGGGAGCCCTCCAAGCGCGTATAGGAGCTTTGATCACCTCCCCAAGTGGCTCGAGCGCGGCTGCATCTGCCGGTAAATTATCTGCTTCGCTAGATGAATTCCGTTATTGGAAGACGGAACGCACCCACAAAGACGTCGGTCGATATTGGTTTACACAGGTCGGCGGCGGCACAAATGATGACCCAACCCCATATGTGGAGTCCACCGAGACTATTAACACCAATTTAGGCGTCTACTACAAATTTAATGAAGGAATCACCGGCGTTACCGCAACAGACTCGGTCGTTTTAGACTTCTCTGGTAGAATTACTAACGGCGCCTGGACTGGCTATACAGTCGCGTCAAGATCAACTGGCTCGGCTATCGTAGAATCTTCTGCGGCTATTAAAGAGTTCAAAGATCCAATTATTTATTCATTCCATCCTGCAGTTGAGTCGCTTTCCACCCGGTTACAAATCAGTGGTTCTAACTACGATGTCAACAACAACGCATCGATTTATAATACCATTCCGTCGTGGATGGTCGACGAAGACCTCGAAGGTCAGTCGGAAATCAAACATCTCACACAGATTCTATCAAGCTACTTCGACACATTGCATCTGCAGGTTGAATCCTTGAGTAAGATTCAGAATGTAGATTATGTATCTGGTAGCTCCAAGCCCTATCCTTTCGCAGACCGCCGCTTGGCGTCTCAAGGGCTTTTCGCCCCCAACCTGTTCTTAGACGCGGATGTATTAGAAAAGCTGGCAGACAGAAGCGAAGATCGGCTCTATGAAAAGTCTCTGACAGACATCAAAAACACCATATATCAGAATATTTACAACAACTTAGTTTATATCTACAAGTCTAAGGGCACTGAAAAGGCTTTCCGCAATATGATTCGATGTTTTGGCATCGACGATGAGCTTGTTAAGCTAAACGCGTACGCCGGCAATCTGGAATACGATATAAGGGATAATCGTCGAATTGTTTCGGTTGCTGAAAAATTCATAGACTTTAATACAGCGGACAACTCTCAAGCGACTGTCTTCCAGTTCCAAGATCCCGGCGACACCACCAATACTTCCGGCTATCTACCTGGAAATACTGAACTAACTGGTGGCTACGCGACGACGCTTGAGGTAGACGTACTTTTCCCACTCAAGCCAGACGAGAACTCAGCAACCTATGTTGATACTAATGTAATCAGCTCATCTCTTTTCGGCGTTCACGGCGCTGTGGACAATGAAGCCGATACATCATGGGACTTTGTCCGAGACGCATCCAACTTTCAGGTGTATGCAGCCCGAGACGAAATTACATCCGACAACGCTCGCTTCACTCTAACTGGTACTTATGGAGGTTTCGTTCCAGAACTTCAGTCCCCACTATTTGAGGACGTATATAATAACACTCACTGGAATCTTGCGGTTAGGATCAAGCCGGAACAATATCCATGGGCCGGTTCCGTCACCGGTTATTCCGACAACTATACCGTGGAACTACACGGTGTTCAACTCGATGCCGGCATCATCCAAAACGAATTCACAGTGAGTGGCACGATTGCCTCTCCTGCTGCTGGCTTTGTTAGTGGTAGTAAGCGCGTGTACGTGGGCGCCCACAAAACCAATTTCACTGGCACTCTTCTCCAGGCATCTGATGTTAAGATTGATGCATGCCGTTATTGGCTAGACTATCTTGACGACAAGACCCTCGCAGGCCACGCCTATGATACCCAAAACTATGGCAGCTTGAATCCCCATTATTACGCGTTCCCGTTTGTTAGCTCCTCGATGACCGGCGAAGTACTTCAAGCGGACACAATGGTATTCAACTGGGAGTTTTCCAATAATACGGGCTCCAACGCGTCCGGACAGTTTAGGGTTGCTGATGAGTCTTCCGGCTCTGCAGCTAACGCTTCCACACGGTTCGGTTGGGCTGGCGATCTTCTATCTAAGCAATATACGAGCCTGGGATATAACTTCGGCGAGTCGTCCACGAAGGCTATCGATAAAGATTTCATTCTTTCGTCCAAGCTGCAGCTGCCAGAGAATGTGCAATCCAGCGACATGGTCAATGTACTCGGTCAACAAGATCGAGACGTCTTCACTCGCGACTCACGACCAGTTAACTACTTCTTTGCTTTTGAAAAGAGCATGGCGCAAGCTGTGTCGGTGGAGATGATAAACTACTTCGCGACACTGAAAGATATCAACAATATTATCGGCGCGCCTGTCAATCGATATCGCACCGAATATAAGGGACTTAAGATCCTCCGTCAGCGATTCTTTGAGCGAGTAAGCAACGACGTAATCGACTTTGATAAGTTCTATGAGTTCTATAAGTGGTTCGATACTTCGCTATCTACAATGATTCAACAGCTAATTCCTGCTTCGGCTGACTTTGCTGAAAATGTACGAACCCTCATTGAGAGCCATGTCCTGGAGAGAAGCAAGTATCAACACAAATTCCAGAACGTTAAGCAACAGCTGAATACTATTGAAGGAACGGCAGTTGGCTCACAGCAAACTGGCGAGATGTCTCAATCTCCCGAAGACGATCCCCAAGGCACAGGATTCTACTCGATGAATGCGTTCAGTCGTCGACAGCTCGGATCTTCACAGCCAATCAACTTTAAATCGTGGAATCTCGATCATTCGCCAGCAGCGCTTGGACTCATCGGTTCGCAGGATTACCCAGGACCTGCAATATCATTGACTTTGGGCGATTACACCGGCATAGTGACTATCTCATCCGATGGTGATAGTAGTGAGTGGAATACATTAATCGGCGGAATCGGCGCGCTAGCGAAAGCTTATAGTGTTTCCTTTTGGTTTAACCCGGACGAGTGGGTCGACTCCGAGCCCTATATGTACGGATTCGGTGACGGTCAGCGCAACCTTCAGGTGGAGGGGTCTAACACTGATTGGACAGACGGTGTTTTGGTTGCGTCCAATAATGGCGCTGGTACGAATCATGCAAAGACAGTCGCCGGCGCAATCACCAAAGAGATTTGGCAACATGTAGTAGTTACTTACACAGGCGGCGCAGCAGGGACATGCGCAATATATATTGACGGTGCGGACGCCACCGATAGTACTTCCACCGTCGGCTCCCCCGACAAGATCGACGGCGCCAATTCTGTAATTGGAGATATTGTTGCGCTTGATCAGGGTTATTCTGGAAAGATGTGCGATTTTGCTGTGTGGGATGCAGCCCTCTCATCCGCGGAGGTTGAAGAAATTTACGGCGCCGGTGGACGCGTAAAGCTGAGCACCACCAGTTGTGAGGAGAACCTGTTGTCTTGGTACAGGATGGGCGGACCCCTGATTGGCACGGCCGGGGCTCCGGTTGATACATATGATACTATAATCTATGATCAAGTGGGAGGCAGAAACGGCACCCCATCGGGCTTGGGAGCAGACGACATCGGCGCAGCTTCCCCATCTTTCACGACCCCATATGGTACCGCAGGATCGACCGAGCGAAGTAAGGCGATTTGGTGGCGGTCACAAGCAGGAAGAGGACTCAGCGCGCTTTCTTCTTCGGACGGACCAGTCAACACCAACAAGCAGGTGATGCTTAACTCCATTGAGAAAGGCAACATCCGCGCCCAGAACTCACCATATCGCTTCGGCGCCGGCGGAACTAGAACTCTAGGTGGAGTTGGATCGGCTGCAAACAAGAAGGTTAACTTCGTGTTTAAGGCTACAGAACCCTTCGGCGCCGGCAGTAACGTCGCTCCAGAGAATGTGATCGTTGGGTTGGGCTCTGGAGTTGAACAACTAATCAACACCACAGATGAGTACCATCCCGCCTTTAAACAGCGCCTCGGTTTTGACATGGATCCCCATGCCAATCGTGGCGATGCCGACTCCGAGTCTTTCGATGGCAATATTATAGCCCCATTTAGTATTTACTCGTCCTCACTTGATTCCGGAGCAAATGTTCTCAGTAACACGTATGCGACAGGAACAATAATTACCAACCTCCACCACGATTTGGTCTATGATAGTGACATCCCGGCCCAGGGACCATTTACAGAACAATTTGTTGGAGGACGCCAGTTCCGGCATACTGAGCTTAACGCGTCTAGTTCTAGAAATCCTGGGCTTAGCGGACTAGCTTCTTCTGACGACAGAGCGGAAGGATGGAAGATTGAATTTCAAGGGGTCTCTTCTTCCGCCACGACCGAATACGCGACACCCATGCTCGGCATTGTAGCAGCCAATTATGATGCAACCAGTTCTGTGTTCTACAATGCAGACATCCCCACAGCACATCGATTGCGAAATGTGGGAACCAAGCGCCCCGTAAATATCCAGAACATCAAGATGACCACATCTTCTATTGGCAACTACCAGAAGAACTATCAGGTTGTTCAGTCCAACTCGCGACGCAAGAATGACCCCTATTTCAATGATCAGTCGTTCGACTTTGCTCCCTATCCAGAGAACGACGCCTCGGTTCTGCCTTTTTCGCGTAATCGTAAACCCCTTCAGAATGTTCGTGTGGCAAACACAATAGCAGTATCTATTAACGACGATCCGGACTACTATGATGCCACGATCAGCTCCGGACTCAGTACTACAATGAGAGCGAACAGCGCCGAAACGTGGGTTGCTTGGGTAAATCTTACAGCTCTCGGCTCCTCGGAGATTTTATGGTGGGGTATCCCCTCAGCAGGCAATAAAGGGTCTTATGCCAGGTTCAATTGGGACGGCACACTTAGCTACGGCGCCGGGCACATCACCACCACTGGTTATTGGACTACCACTAATCCTGCAATCTCCGCCGGCACCTGGACACATATAGCGATTACATATAACGGATCATCTATTTCAAACGACCCGGTCATTTATATTAACGGCGTGAGCGTTGCAGTAACAGAAAATACTGCTCCAGCCGGAGCGCTATCCGACTACACTGGTGAGTGGTCGCTAGGTGTTAATGCCGGCACCTCGTTTGAGGGTCTTGTATCGGATATGGCTTTCTATAACACTGTTTTGAATAGTGGTGAAATAGCGGCCATTCATGGTAATGGAACTTTGGATTTAATAAATTATGGTCCCCCCCGAGTTGCCGACAATCTCATAATGTGGTGGCGTATGGGCAACGGACAAAGCGCCGGCGGAGTCGCTGACAGCGCTGTGAAGATATATGATCTGATGGAGAATCTCGATCTGGACCAGGTGAATAGTCCAAGTCTCGAGACCATCGATGCCTCAGCTTGTTTGGTGACAGCAAATGCCAATAATTTTGCTCTTCCAGATCGAACCGGCGCAAACTCCAACCAAACCATTATCGTCAACCACTTTAGCTCCCCGGGAGAGTATAAGACGCTCTCTCGTGGCTATCTAGATCCTGCCCACGAAGAGTTATCAGTATACAACGCTTCCCCATACCGAAACCGCGACGTTATCGATTATGGACTCTCCGGATCGGCGTCTGTTGATCCCACAGAAACCATTGTGGTTGTAGACCAAATCGACAAGAACCGCGGCCTTGACCAGCGCGCTACACTCCACTGTGGACCCTTCGGCTCAGACGCCGCGTACGGCTCTGTGCCGGCTTCTACCTATGTGACCGTCCCATCGTGGCATAAGACCAATAGAAACCGCCGTCGTCGCGTTGAGGGCGAATATAGCACCTTCGCTCCGGACGACAGCCCACTCACCACACAGGAAACAGTGACTGCCTCCGTCTACGACAACCTCTATGTCCAACACCAGATCCCACAGTCAGAACAGCAGTATGCTTGGATCACAGCCTCGATGGCTGCTGGTGAGGTTATTTACGGACTTGATGCGCCATCCTGCATAAGTTCAAGCACGATGAGTCAGTTGATAACGGGCTCAGAGATGCCGGCATATGCTTATTATGGCGGATCTTACCAGCAGAATTTCGTGGGGTATAATGGGCGCATGGTGATAGATAGCACCAATAGTGAAACACACCTTCAATATGCTAATGAATATTCGCCTTTAGATGTCGGGACTTATTCGGGCGAGTTTAACGGTACAACGTCTAATATTGATATAGGCACTGCCAGTGATTGGAATACTTTAATTGGTGACTCAGGAACATCTGCCAAGGCATTTAGTGTGTCTGCTTGGGTGTATATGAATTCAAATGCCGCCACCGGCAGACTGGTCAACTTCGGTTTTACGGACCGATCTCTATATTGGGAAGCTACTCAACCGCGCCTGAGGTTTTATATCCGGGGAACCACAAGCGGCGTCATTGCAACTTCCACACTAAACAATGATCAATGGTATCATGTTGTTGCCACATTTGAAGGAGGCGACGACTCCATAGGAACGGGCAACTTAAAACTATATATTAATGGCGTAGAGGACACTGTTATCGTCACACACGGGGATGTCACGGCTCCCTACAATATCTCCAGTGGAGGCTGCACTATTGGCGCCATTGAAGATTCCCTCGGTACCGTGTCACAATGGGTCGATGGCTATCTCGCCGACGTCGGGGTTTGGGCTGATGAGTTGAATGCTGCGGAAGTACTAACCTTATACAACAATGGGCGCCCCATAAAACCGTCAGATGCGCCAAATCAGACAGATCTAAAAGCTTGGTACCGCATGAGCCCCTGGGACGGGGATACCCCGAGCGTCCTTCCAAATCGTGACCCATCTTCCCCGGACACCGACCTCGACGGCACAGGAACTGATCTGGAACTCGTTCGTTTTAGCCCCAACAGCGTTGATGGGCTGAATATCCTTACCAACAACCGCAACGGACCCTACGGCTGGCCAACATGGAAACAGATCCGCTCCGGCGAAAGCGCTGTTGCGAGATCATTAAGAAAACAGAATCTCATCGGACAGATCGTTCCGCCGCCGACCTTTGAAACCCCCACTGGGTTTGTCCAAGGACTC